GAGAAGCCGACACCAGTACCACAGAGTAGTATGTACATAAGCTCGTCAAAAGCACGAGGGTGGTCGATAGGCAAATACGAACAATTAAATCCTGCAACATTATCTCTATCCAGTGCGGCTCCCGCCGTCATCAGCGCCCTCATTGAAGGCATTACTTCTAGGTTTACGATAGCCTCTTCCAGCTCATACGCATCTTTGTCAGACAGCTTGTCCTTCTCCTGCCAGAAGGTTACATAACGTCCGACAGTCTCCGGCCATGTCTCCCTACGTCCTAGCTCCGGTTGCCACCTAGCATATCTGCTGGCTGCGATAAACTCTTGGTACTGTTCCATCCTATTCTCCATCCACGCCCATCCACTGAGCTAGTTTTGTTTGGTATTGCATAAGCAGGTCACGCTTCTGCTCCCTGGTCAGCTGCTTCTTAGTCCCAGCAGGGTAGCGGAAGGGTGGTGCGCCAGCGTTGAACGCTCTATGATTGTTTGGTTTCCTGTGCCGCACTTGGCCGATCGGGAAGTTAGTCCTCTGCATTGTCATACTCCTCCGCAGTGAAGGCCATCTCGTTCACCAAGTGGGTTCCCTTAGACAGCTCAGCGCTGATAAAGTTCATCTCTGGACGGGTGCTGGTGAGGGAGAAGATACCACCAGCGTTAATCACCATAGTGATATTGTTGTAATCGTCGTACGGTATCTCGTCAATGCCCAGCGTCTCCAGTATGGACACACAAGCGTCCTTAAGGGTGCCGCCTCCCTCGCCCTCTTCTGTCGGCTTACCGAAGCCACCCTCAATTACTTTCATCGTCAGCCTCCGTAGCGTCAACCTTCACGACGCTGACATGACCTGCCACCAGCGCCCCAATAACCTGGCCCATCTCTATCACCTCTCGGTGTAGCACGAACGCCTTGTACCCAGCCATCAATGCGAATGCCCACCCTGCTGCTGCTATCATCTCTATGCTCATGCTCCGAACTCCTGTTGTAAGTAGGCCAGCGACACTGGCATCTCATCGTAAGCGCCGTCGTCGACCTCGTGCTTTATCCATATACCTGCCCAGCTACCGTTGGTCTGTGCGTTCAAGTACCCTTCATCGTGCTGGTAGAAGATGCCAGCGAACAAGCCGGTCATGCGCTTACCCATTGCATTCCTAGCGTAGGCTATCTCCCTGTCCTGCACATGGCCCATCGTACACGACATGAACTTCTTCTGCAACATCAGTCGTGCGCTGCTGACTGGCCTACCCATCACTCCACTGGTGAAGTAGTGGCAGTAGGCTACGCCGTCTACCACAACAGGTTGCAGAAAGTCGTACACTTCCCAGCCGTAGCTGTCTAGGTTGAAGTCGTCGAAGCTAATCAACCCCTCCAGCATGGCATCATCTTCGATAGCACGTTCAATGCGCTGCTCATGGTTGCCGAGTGTGAAGATCAGGCGAGGACGCCACAGCTTCTCCTTGTTACGACGCAGCCTGTCCTGCTCAGCCAAGATTGGTGCCATGAATGCGTCCATGCCAGCGTTACCAGCAGCTACGTCCTTCGTGTAGCGCCGACCTTCAAAGCTCTTCTTCCCTTTGTCATAGGAGGAGAGGGATGGCATGTCCCAGTGGTCGCCAATGTGGATGATAGTGTCCGGCTTCATGCGGACAGCGTACTGACCAGCCCAGTTTAGGTGCTCGACAGACTCACCAGGTTTGCATTGTGTGTCAGGGATTACCATGTGCCTATTCATAATAGCTTATCTCCGCAAAAGTGTTAATGAATTTGTCGTGCGTCATGTACTGCTTCAGGATGGTGCGGTATGCCTTCTTCTCCTTCTTGGTCAGGTCGCTGTGCTGGTACATCCACAGCAGCGACTCCTGCACCACCTCATTCTCTTGGTCGCAGTCTAGTTCCAATGTCACTTTCATTGCTTCACCTCCACACCCTTGACTCGCAAGGTAGCCTTCGGTTTCATCTGCTGGAAGGAAGCCATAATGCTCTCGGCCTCCCGCTTGCTGTTGCTGACGGCCAGGTTTTCACGCCGCTTACCTTTAACTTCTTCAACCATGTACACAGTAGTCATGCTTTCTTCCTCGCTTCACGTTCATCATTTGTTTTCGCTTGGTGGCAGGGCTTGCATAGCACCTGCATATCTTCGGGTTCGCAGTACAGGTTCGAGACAAACCGTGGCAGGTCGTCGAAGGTCTTAAGCGTACCGGCTGGCACCTTATGATCTACCTCGACCAGCTTGCGCTGGAACCACTCCTTGCATGTAGCACAGTGGTACTCATACCTGTGTCGCTTGCCTGTCACTGTCCTCTCCGCCTTCTTCAGCGTCTGCTGCTTGGCTGGGTAGCGCATCATACCTGCCCTAAGACAAGAGCGAATGAAGCTGAAGTACCTCGCCTCCGTCCATGTCTTCCCTGCTCTGGTGCGTTCCACTCGCTTACCCATCATCCTTCTCCAGCTCAGCTTCCAGCATAGCTAGCGCTCTCCAAGCCACCTTAGCACTATGTCGGACTCCGTCAGTGTCCGTCGTACCGCGCTCCAAAAAGTGTCGTATGAGGCAGTCATCGTGATCCGTAGATTTTGCTCTGTCCCAGTGGAGTCCCATGCCAGGGTTGTGCTGGTCGTTACCCACCTTAGAACAGTACGCGACGGCGGCCATTGCACGGGGGAAGTAGTCCAGTACTCCTGTTGCGATTGGTACATTCTTTCTCTCCTGCTTATCAGTGGACAGTATTGTCATTGGTAATGCTCTCCGGATCACAAAAGTTATACATAGCTATGCTGGTTACAAAGCCTAAATCTTCCATCCGAACCGGCGACAAGTTGCCTTCATCAATCCGTATGTAGAACTGATCTACGCCGGACAGGAGGGCTGCCGTCACCTCCAACAGCGCACCCCTGCTGCCTGCCCAACCAGGGAGTAGCACGAGGGAGTCGTAGTTGCTGGTCAGTATGTCTGCCACATCACGGCTCAGACACTCACCCCACACCTCATCGCTCTGGTTCTCACCTACCACAGCCTCCTTCGCTTGTGCTTGCAACTCTGGTGAGTCCTCCTCCGCTGGGTTAGTAACCTCGCACCCCATCTCACGCAGCTGCTCAGCCACCTCATTGAATAACGGGAAGTTGTAGTGGGCGATCCCGCTCATCGGCCCTGATATATATACTCTCATGCTGTTAACCCCGGCGTCCAAGTTTGGTTAGGTTCGTAGCGCATCCAGAGAAGCTGACCTATCTCAGCCAAGAACATGGATGCCTCCTTGTCTGCTTCGATCATCTCCATGCCATTGTCCATGAAAGCGTCCATGTATATGTCATGCACTACGTCATACATCCCCTTAGCGTCATCACATTCACGCACTGCTGCCTTCAGCTTGGCACCAGCTCTCTTGCCAGTGCGGCGGTACAGGCCAGGGATATTGTCGGTGCTGTCCCCAGTCAGTAGCTGGATGTGGAAGTTCTGTTGTGCCTCCCGCTCAGTCACCAGATACACACCCTTGTCAGGGTAGTTCCAGTTGTAGTGCAGACCAGGGACGTTGTCCAAGTCCTTGTCTACTGTGGCAATGACATCACCGCTAGCGATAGCACTATAAGCAAGGTAGTCGTCGGCCTCCTCGCCATCCACAACCACAGCATTCTGATACTTCTCAATGTACTCACGTATCTCTGCATGAAGCAGCGGCTTAGGCTGGTTACGATTCCCCTTGTATGGCTGGGTCACTGCAACCTCTTCGCGGAAGTTCCCCTTGCCTGTCAGGACTACGTTGTACGTGTCAGCATTACATGCCTTCACGATGTTAGCGATCATACGCTTGGCTGTACTCAGTACGTAATGCACTGGCTCAGCAGTTGTTACTTTGGTGAGGGAGTCAGGGTCTGCACCTGCCTCAAGAGCATCACGCTTGTTAGCGTACCCCTTATCAGTCTCGTCAAAGTACATAGTGGTTTCACCTGCAAAGCCTACAGCGTAGCAGATTACGTCACCGTCTATGTTTACATGTACCATGTGTATCTCCTGGTTGAAAAGAAAAGCCCCGCCGAAGCAGGGCTGTGTTGCTGGTGGGTTTAAACAGCTTCGCTAATGTCTACATCAGCACCACCGGCTGCATCCCCATCGTATATCTCCAGCTGGGTGATGACCAAGCGGCCAAGTGTCGGCGAAGTACCCTTACCGAACTTGTTGTTCCACTCGTAGGTGCCAATGGACGCAGCTGCCTTGCTGCCATTACCCACAATGCTACCGTCCAGTGCATTGCCGTCTGTATCGTAGGCAAAGATGGGGCGCTGGCTGCGGCAGGTGATGAAGTCACCCTTCTCAGGCTTGTCGGGGTTGTTGTTCACCTTCACGCCCATCTCTTCCAACTTACGTACGGCTGTTGGTGACAGCTCACACAGGTCAACCTGGTATTTATCAGACAGGTCGTTCTTCTGAGTGAGTGCGGCGTACATTACTGTTGCGTTAACTACTACTGACATGTGTATCTCCTAGATAATTAAATTTGCTATCTCGTTTTGCCGAGAGGCTACATTGTAACATAGCCAGATTTAAAAGTCAACCCTCCCTTCCTGTGTACATTCTGTGATTACATAGCGTATCTCAGCCTTTGGCTTATCACCCTCCAGCTTGTGTATACCCCATCCGAGTACCAGCAGAGCTATGACTACCGCCATACACGCTGCCCCGATCAATAAAAAGAACTCTAGTGCGTCTCTGCCCATGTCTTACCTACCTTTGCTTCACCTGTGAATGGTACGTTAGGGCATAACAGCTGCCCCGCCTGCTCTATGCCTTCGATCATAATCCTACCCAGCCTGTCAGCATCCGACGGGGACACCTCCACCTGCCACTCGTCGTGTACATTAGCGACCAGCTTGTAGTCTATGTCGTCAGCTGCTTCAACCCAGTTGACTAGGGCTTGCTTCATCAGCACTGCCCCGTCACCTTGCAGAAGTGTGTTGAGTGCAGCGTGTTCCGACCTGATGCGTAGCTTGCCACCGTCCAGCGCTGTCACCATGCTCTGACCCTTCAGCGATTCACGCAGCCGCCCCAGCCCTGGTGTAGCTTCCATGAACTGCTGCTTCATACGCTTACCCACTGACGCACCACCGTCCATGATGCTACCTATCTTAGCGTCACCAGCACCGTACAGGAACGCATAGATAAACGTCTTGGCTTGGTCTCTGGTTGCCAGCCCTGCTGCCTGCTGGTTGCGAGTGTGTATGTCACCCTCGACCACCTCTCGTGTGAAGTCAGGGTCGTTAATGTGGTGAGCCAGCATACGCAACTCCAACCCGCTAGCGTCCACACCTATCAACACGTTGCCCTCCTGCACAGTCCAGCAGCTACGCATATCAGCAGCGCTGTCGGCTTGTGCTACGTTGGGTTTGGAGTGGGTCATGCGGCGAGTGACTGCACCACAGGTGTTGACATAGCCATGCACTCTGTCGTCGTCACCCACTGCCCGAAGCCAGCCGTCCAGCATGGCTGCTCTCTTGCCTTGCGTCAGGTACTCCAGACACAGAGCCGCTTCAGGTATGTGGCTGTTGCGCTTGAGTGCAGGCTCGTCCACAATCACATTACCCTTCTCGGTGAACTTGGTGAACACAGCACCCTTGTCCTTCAGGCGCTTGGCAATCTGCTGCCGACTCCCCACATTGAACACCTCTACGTGATCCTTCAGGCGCTTGCCTGTCTTATCACTCCAGCGCTCAGTCACTATCGGCGGGAAAACCTTTTGCAATTCCTGGTCTATCTGCTGCTGACGACGTCGCGCATCCCGCCACAACTGAGTTGTTTTCTCACAGTCCAGCAAAAAGCCATTTTGGATTTGCTTGTGGGTGATAGCTGCCACCTTATGCTCCAGCGCAATGCTGTCGGTGCTGAATCCATCAGCGTCTAGCTGGTGCGAGAGGTAGGAGAAGAGGTGAGAGAGTACGATTGTGTCCTGCTCACAATACTCCTGCATCTCCGGCGTTAAGCCACCGTCGAAGTCATCAACCTCGAAGTCCAGCTTAGCCTCACCGATACGCTCCCCCCATGCCTTCAGGCTATGCCCTCCCTGTATGTCTGCCATCCACAATCTGCCCATCACCAGGGTATCCATCAGTGACCATGCAGCCAGCGACACATCCCATACACGCTCAATGACAGGGAAGTCGAAGCCCAGTCCGTTATGCGCTACCAGTGTATCGTATCCATTCACCATACGCCAGAAGTCTTGCGGCGTCAGCGCTGTCCCGATCAACTTGTGAGTCTGGCAATCGACCACTGAACAACACCATATCGTGTCGTGTGCCATGTTCGTCTCTATGTCTATCGCTGCTGCTCTCATTCTCTTCCCTCTCAATCAACCACTGTCCAATTTTGCTCATCAGTCTACCACTCCTGTCGTTGTTTGTCAACCAGCCACTACGTTCATGCACGATGTAACGGGATTGTACAGGAGCGAGTCTGCCTTACCTATCTCGCCCGACAACCTATTCTTAAGCCCACGCAGCACAGTTGTGTTCGCCTCAATAGGGCAGTCACTCTGTCCGTTGCGCTCCGCACTCACCACACCATCACTCAGCTGGTATATGCTGGCGCTGCCACGCAAGTCACCGCTGCTTACTTCTCTGCCCTCCTCGTGGCTAAGCCCTTGAGTCGGACGCTTCAGGTGGCTGACCAGGAAGAGCGTTATCTGCAACTCTTGCACACAGATACGCAGCTTGGTCATCACCTCGTCGATAGCCTTGCGCTCGTCGGGATTGTCCATACTGGACAGCATGATGTGCAGGTGGTCGAGGAAGATAACCTTCGCGCCGAACACCCTCACCATGTACTTAATCCTGCCCAGTATATCTTCGATACCAGTGGAGCCGAAGTGATCGTAACATATCACACGACCGCTGCCCATAGTAGCGTCAAACGCTTCACGCCGCTGCTCCTCCGACGTTACCGTTTCGGGTAGGTGTAGGGGTAGCTTGGCATACTGGCTCATCAGGCCTCGTGTGGTACGTGCTAAGTCCTCCTCAAGATGGAGCATACCAACCTTCAGGCTGGTGGTGCTGAGAACGTGCCACTCCAGCGTCTTAACTATCTGCGTCTTACCTACACCACTACCAGCACACAAGGTGTACAGGGCAGCGTCGAACACGCCGTGAAACATGCGGTCGAGTGTAGGCCAGGGCCAGTGGAACAAAGGCTGTGGTGCTGGTGCGTTAATCGCATCCCACAAGTCCACGCCTTCGATCAAACCTGATGGAGTGTATTTCTTCGCATTCCAGAAAGCGTTCTTAAACTCACCCTCCATCCCAGCCTTGAGGTAATCACACGGGTCGCCCAGTTCAGGGTTGAGGTGCGCTATCTTGGACTTGCCAGCGAACACTTCAGCACACTCCACCACAGCCTTATCACCAGCGCTGTCGGGGTCGAACATAAACACGACGTTGTCGAAGCTGTCGAGGTAGTCGTAGTTTGCTCGAACGTCAGCCAGTGCAGTCGACGACGACCTCACCGAGACAGCGCCAAACTTGCAGCCGAACATCTCATATGCCGCAGCTGAATCACACTCACCCTCAGTGACAATCATGTACTTGCCACCAGGGGGAAAGGCCTGCTGCCCGAATAGCTTCTGCTTTGCTGGCACCACACTATCGTCACGCTTGAAGGTGGGGAAGTCCTTGTCAGGTGTCCGCATCTTCAGGGTAGACAGGCCATGCTCGTCGTAGTACGGGTAGTAGTGGCTATCATCCGCCATCACACCAATACCGTACTTGGCTGTCGCCTTGCTGCTGATGAAGCGGCTTTCGATTGGCATTGGAGGCAGCCTTTCGTACTGAGCCAGGTTTTTCGACCAGGTATCAGTAGACTTGTCTGACTCCTTATGTATTTCGGGCATAGGCGCATCGCCTCCTCGTGTGGTCTGCTTGCAACTGAAACAATATACCATCCCCTTCGCGTCAGTACAGGCGGCATCGCTGCTGCCACACTTCTCGCATTCGTGGTGCTTTTTAATCCATGTCATTAAAGTCTAACTCCTTTGCGAATTCATCAAGCTCATGTGGATTTTCGACACAGTCTATCACAACATGGTCGGGGAAGTCAAGCCACATGGTTTCCTCCACCTCCTCGAAGGTACCGTGTCGATAGTGTGTGTACAGTTTCCCGTCTCTGTCCAATGTCTCTACATACCAGCTACTCATAACCCTTCTCCTTGTGTTTGGGCTTACGCTTGTAATCGTTCTTACGATCACGATGCTTTACTGCTTTGTTGAACTCCCTGGCGTATTTGGCTACAGGGTTCCAGCGTCGTTGTTGTTTCTTCATTGAACTTTCTCCCTGCGTTGTTGTCAAATAACCTAAAAAGCAATAGACTAATTAGCCTATCACCCTCTACTCTTATACCTCTTCCGAAAGAGCATAACAGGCTCTGTTGCTACATAGCTGTACCAGCGGAGCCGCCTTAATCGGCTGCTCACTATGTGCTTCGACAAAGCTGGTGTATTTATACGGGTTGTAGATGACCGCGCTGTAAGCGCCATCAACCAGGGTGCCATGATACCATTCACCTCGGACAAAGGCATGGACATTCTTGCGACCCTCTCGCCTTACCTTCGCATTACCAGCCAGCTGCACCACAAACTCGCCATCACGTATGAGCACAGCCTTGCGGTGCGCTATCACCTTACCCTTGTGACGTATCGACCACACATGCTTGTGTAAGTTCCAATACACTTCAACTTTCATCCGCAACTCCCTGTGTAAGTCACCACTATGATTGATAGCCAAACCCCAATAGATATACCCACGAAAATGGCCTTGTATACATCATCCATCACTCACTCTCCTTTCAGTGCGTCCGCACTTCTCTGATACATTATCATAGCCGCCACAGCAGGCCAGTCCCTTTGTTCGTTGTAGTCAACGATGGTTTGCTCGTGTGCTTCACGCAGCCGCTGGTTCTCTGCTTCCAGCCTTTCTAGGGCACCGCCATGCCACACAGACCACTCGTCTTGCTGTGCGCCACATTGTCCACACTTACTCATCACTCACCCTCCTGTTCGTGTGCTTCACGCAGCCGCTGGTTCTCCTTGTGCAAAGAGTCTGCGTATATCTGTATCGCATTCACCTCGGCTTCCAGATCACGGTTCTCATCACGCACGTTCTCATACATCAGAGATAGCGCAGACTTAGCAATAGCTGTGCGCTCCAGCTTCGCTTCCAACTCACGTATTTCCTTTTCCAGCTGCCCTACTGCCTTGTATTTACTCATCGCTCTCCTCCTAGTGCTTTTGCCAAAGCCACTTTGTAGTAGGCCAGCTCTTCCGCCAGCTCATCTTTCTCCTCACACATCTGCATGAATACCAACCTAAACCGACTTATCGCACTCCATGCCAGGGAATCAATCTGCTCCCACACCTCTTCGGGTCGCCAATGCTCCAGCGGCTCCCACGTATGCTGCGCTATCCAATCGTACAGCTGCGAGTCGGGCAAGTCCTGCCAACCTTCCGGCAAACGCTCAGTCAGGTAAGCCTCCGCCGCCCACTCATATATATCTCTCTTACGCATCATCACTCTCCTCCGTAACCACCCACCAAGCGGTGAATGCAACCAAAAACGACAACAACCATATCAGCTCCTCAATCATATGTCAACTCCTCGCAATTTGCTGCATACACAGCGTAGGCAAACCCTCTAGGTGTGAGGGAGCGTATGTATTTCGTACGGGCAGACTTGCCACCCAGCTTCGTGTGACCGTAGAAGTCCCTAGTTATCTCTACCCCTTTAGGCAAGTCAGCCTTCAGCGGCAGATAGAAGCCGTTGCCGCACCAAAGACCAGTCTTTTTCGGGTACAGGTCGCGCTCCGGTATCACATCAGGGAATTCTGGATGCGGACCAGGGGGACATTGGTGGGCAAACTCATATGGGTGCCAGTACATATCCGGCTTACGCCAGAGTGTAGCCAACACACTCACAGGGTTTTCAACCATGTACGGGCAGCCGAAATGCGTAGCAATCAGCGCCATGTCCAGCGCCTCCTGCTGAAAGTTCGGATTGGCTTCACGCTTACGTGCAAAGTGTGCCGCACCTGACACAGCCAAGTCCGTACACGGCGTAAACGATATACATATGCTTGGATTTGCATAGCCGTGAGAGCACAGGAGAGCGTTCACACGGGACGCAGCGTAGGGCTGTGATAGGTCAAGGTTAAACACCGTATGCCCCTCACACGGCTCCTTATGCGCCCCTGAATGGTCTGTGTCATCGTAGTCGACACTCACGACGTTAAAGCGGCCATCATCTATCCACGGCTGCACAGCGTAGCTGCTGCTATTGAACAAAAACAATACAGTCGGCTTCATCACCTCACCTCCCGTTGATCGTATGTGATACGCACCTCACCATCACGGTACAGGCGCACCATTGTGGACGTCAGCTTAGCTATCTCTAGCCAATCGTTCCACGCCTGCATCAGGAGGCTATACTCCTCGTCAGGCCAGTTGCCGCGTGACTTCTCAGTCCCGTCGGCCAGGGTTTCTACTATTCTGTACATAACCAAAGTCTCCGTTGTGTGTTGTATTCCACCAGCGCCTCTTCGAGGTGTTCTAGCCCCTCAGTCACGTACACCTCATCGAATACACGTGTGGCTTGCCTAGCGTCCTCGGCTGCCCATATCACAACCGTGAGCGCCAGTTCGAGCGCTTTCCTGTCGTCATCACTCCGCATGATCTACCTCCACAGTCAGCTGCCCAATAATTGCCTCGCAAACTTCAACCATAGTAGCTTTGTCGTCGAAAAACCAAGTTACGTCACCATCGTTGGTCGCTATGGACAACCAGTGTGTGTTGCCCTTAGTGCGCACTGATACATCGGTGATGCGCTGGTTGTTGTGAAATGTTACATTAGCCATAATTGCCTCCAAAGGCGGGGTTGATATTGTCGAACGACCTCCAATGTAGCAAAGCCGCTCTGCAATGTCAACCCCTCGCTGCTTTAGCAGCCTTACGCAGGTTATATACACACTGGTGACGTTGTGTGACGCCATCCGCCTTAATACACACCCAAGTGTAAGGTATGTGTGTGTCACCTTGCGCTATACGATTGTATTCGGCATAGGCGTCGCCAGGGGATTTGAACTCCTGCCCTATGCTTCCCTCCATGCCGTCAATTTTCACGTACACTTTAAACATATTGCCTCCTATTGCTTGCCGCTGTAGGTTACAACAACTCTGCCGCTATTGTCAATTTCGACAAAGTCAGCATAGCTGTAGGGGAAGGTAGCGGTAGTTGCTATATAGACACTAAATCGCTCTGCTAGGGCGTGTGGCAACGTGTTGAAATAGCGCTGCCCATCTATCACACGACTACCACGCCCCTTCGCACGTGACCCGGGGAAGCACTTCCGAACTGCCGGAGGCGCCTTTGGCGGTACATTTCGTATTACGAACATATCAATAACCTCCTGTGAGTGTGATCGTTAACCTGTGTGTGTGAGCCTCGAACATCACACCTTCTTTTACCAGCTGAGCACACACGATGGCCAGCTCTCGAACATTGTCGCATTGAATTGTCATATTCACTCTCCTGTGAGGTAGGTTACGTGAGCCTGTGATACAGCGTGTGCATCCGCCCACTTGTTTGGGTATTGCTTTGCAATCAGATTGCACCATGTGTTCCAAAGCCACTCACTACGCCGCTTTGCACACGCGTCCACATAGGCCTGTATCCGGCGCTGTATTGTGGTGTCACTAGCCGACATGCTGATTTTCAGCACAGTTTCCGGTATGTTGAGGCGCTTCAGATTGTGACTGTCAATACAGCCAACACCGCCATTGTACAGCTGTGTAGCGAAGCCAGCCTTCGGCAGCCCCAGACCAGGGACTTGCAAAAACGTTTCCATCACCTCCTCTGGAGACTCTGACAAATACAGCTCGTCAAACAAAGACTGCTTGTGTGCCTGTAGGAAGGCATATGTCTTGGCTTTATTGCCCCATAGGAAGCGGCTATCCGCTCCTTCTGCTCGAACGCTCTCCAGCTGCTTGCCAACGCTATCCCAACGTTGTTGGATTGACAGCACGACCATACACACCATGTCGGCTGTGTTGTCTGCGCTGCGCTGGCACCACTCGTTAATCTGTGGGTTGTGTGTAGCGTACATTATGACCACCTCCTACGGCATATTGCCGTTTTGCTTTCGTCTATAAACTGCCACCAAATGCTGTCCGCAGTTGACGGGTTAGCTGTGTGAGCGCTTTCTAACAAGCGATCATCACGATAGTGACGGACGCTATAAAGCGCCTCACCAGGGAAATACTCCTCCTCGACCCTATAGTCGCCTTGAAACCAAGTACGTAGATTGCTCAAATTGTCCATAATAAACCTCCGGTTTAGATTGACAGTGTTGGTACGAACTGCGTCCAGATTACCACATCGCAGATCAAAAGGCAAACGGTTACAACGTAGTTGTCATGTATGCTCATGTGTGTCACCTATATGTTGTGTGTATGTTGTGTGTATGTGCATTGTATGCCACCTGTGTGTGGTAGCATAGTGATGCACACACGGCTTCCCTGCCATGTGTGTGTGAGCCGCTATACGATCATGTCGAATATGTCGACAGCGCCTTGCGGCTTGTGTGTAGGCATCACAGGGACGCTAGGCGCTGGTGTGACGTCCTCACGTGGCGTTGGCACACGTGGCGCTAACTCTCTGTGTTGCCTTGCTACGCTGATGATGATGCGGTCATTGTAGT